CCACGGGCGCGGGGGCGACGGTCAAGGGAGTTCGTCGAGGGCGTGCAGCGGGCCTCTGGCCCAACGGGCGCGGGGGGGGCGGCGGGACTCTCCGGCGACGACCTCTGCCCGGGGACACCTCCGGCCCACGGGCGCGGGGGCGGCGGCGAGAGGGACCTCGCCACTGGTCGGGACCTAGACCTCTGGCCCACGGGCGCGGGGGCGGCGGGGGTGGATCAGCGTGGTCGGCTTCCGGCCGGTCTCCGGCCCACGGGCGCGGGGGGCGGCAGGTCCGACATCCGCAACATCACGGCCCGGCGGGCCTCCGGCCCACGGGCGCGCGGGGGCGGCGGGAGCATCACCCGTGCGTCGGCTGTCGTGCCCATCTCCGGCCCACGGGCGCGGGGGGCGGCAGGGGCGGCGGGCCGACGATGATCACGTCGGCAGAGCGCGAGACCTCCGGCCTACGGACGCGGGGGGGCGGCGGCACCAGGGGTTGCTCTCCGGCCCATCGGGCGCGGGGGCGGCGGGAATTGAGCGGTGGTCAGCACTTCGGCCCAACGGACGCGGGGGGCGGCGGTCCTCCGACGTCTGTGCAAATTGCATTCGTGGCTCCAGCCCACGGACGCGGGGGCGGCGGGTTCACCCACCGTCGCACATGAGCGGTGGTGCCCACGGGCGCGGGGGCGGCGGAATCAGGCCGATGGCGGCGGTCACCCGATGCCCTCTCCGGCCCACGGGCGCGGGGGCGGCGGCGGTATCCGGCGCAAGGAACTGACCGGCGGCAGCCCCCTCCGGCCCACGGACGCGGGGGCGGAAGTGCTTGGTGGTCTGGGGTGGGAATGGCAGCACATCCGCTTGCAGAAGGGGATGGCGGGTCGTGGTTCGGGTTCGGGATGTAGCGGAGAGGAGGGCGACAGGATCGCGAGTTCGACGCCGAAGGGGCAATTCCCTAACGTCGCGCCTGGCGGACGAAGGGGGGCGACGGCTGGCAGATCAATGGAGGCGGCGAGTGACCTCCTCGATCGCACCGCGCATGAACCGGGCTGGTCGGTCCTCGGACGTGCCGAATTCGGACTCGGCCGCCCGGGGGAAGAAGCAGTTGATTTCGGCGACTGCGCGTTTGCCCTCAATGTGGGTCACGGTCGTGTGGATGGAAAGCGCTACTAGCTCTGGGATGACCACACTCCTACAGCGGCAGTTGATCGTCTGCTCGATTGGCAGCGCCGGGTCGTGAGGGGCTCGGCCAAGGTCGTACTGCCCTTCGAGGATCTTCCAACCGCCCGCCGGGTTGATCGCCTTGCCGTGCTTGTCCTTGCCCTTGCGGAGGTACTTGACCCGCTGTACCCGGTAGCGAAGGTTCGCCGGGATCGTCTGACCGTTGGTGAGCACGTGCCAGTGCCGGACGCGGTTGTCGTGCCGCGTAACCCACCTCTTCGCGGCAGGGGCCCGGCGTCGGGCCTCGGTCTGAACGTCCTGTTTGAGACGGTCCACGATGTTCGCGGCGCGCCGCGCCATCACCAGATCGAGATCGGACGCAGGAACGAACTTCACAGCGCGACCTTGCTCGCATGCGGTCGCTAGCGTCGCCGCGTGCATTCCCCGAAGAGGTACCACAAACGGGCCGTTGAGATCTCAGCCATGCGTTGGAGTGGGATGAACTCCGGCGCGGTGATCGACTGGATCGGCAAATCTGGCGGCTCGGCCGTGGTGACGCAGTCCGGCACTCCCGACCAGCGGTTCGCGATCGTGACACTGGAGGGCGAGATGACGGCGCAGATTGGGGACTGGATCGTGCAGGGGATCCAGGGCGAGTTCTATCCGGTCCGCGACACGATCTTCCGGGCGACTTACGACGAGGTAAGCCAGTGAAGATCGTCTGGCACGCGAACAGCCCCTGGACGACGACAGGCTATGGTCAGCAGACCGCGCTGTTCGCGCCACGCATCGCCGCGCTCGGCCACGACGTCGTGATCTCGGCGTTCATCGGCCTTCAGGGCAAGCCCGTCGAATGGAACGGATTGACCGTCCTCCCCGGCGGCCAGGACACCTACAACAACGACGTGTACGCCGAGCGCGCCGCGCTGCACTTCGACAGCGAGCCGGGGGTGGTGATCACACTCACCGACGTGTGGGTGCTCTCGCCGGAGATCGTCGCGCAGGTGCCGACGGCGAGCTGGATGCCGGTCGACACCAAACCGCTCTCGGCGATGGACCACGGCTGGCTGAAGCGGTCCCACGCTCTCCCGATCGCCATGTCGCGGTTCGGGCACCAGCAGCTTATTGATGCCGGGCACAATGCCCTCTACGTGCCGCACGCTGTGGATGTGGACACGTTCCGGCCGCACGAGGACCGCGCCTCGCTGCGCGACGAGATGGCCATCCCGCGCGACGCCTTCGTGGTCGGCATCAACGCGGCCAACCGAGGCAAGGACCCGAGCCGGAAGGCGTTCCCTCAGCAGTTCGAGGCGTTCGCCCGGCTGCATCGCCGCCACCGCGACGCGGTGCTGCTGGTGCACAGCCAGGTCAAGTCACCGTTCGGGATGGACCTGACGCCGCTGATCGCCGACCTGGGGATCGCCGACGCCGTACGGTTCTCCGACCAGTACGCCTACACGAGCGGGATGCTCACGCCCGCCTATCTGGCCGGTCTCTACAACTGCTGCGACGTGGTGAGCAACGCCAGCTACGGCGAGGGGTTCGGCCTACCCATCCTCGAAGCGCAGGCCTGCGGCGTGCCGGTGATCACCACCGATTGCTCGGCCATGTCCGAGCTGACCGGTGCCGGGTGGAGGGTGCGCGGCCACCGTTACTGGGTGCCGATGCACCAGGCCTGGTGGATGGCCCCGGACGTCGATCACTTGACCCGCACGCTGGTGAAGGCTTACGACGGCGAAGCGGCCAAGCGGTCGGCGCGGGCCCGTGACTTCGCGCTGGGCTACGACGCCGACAAGGTTCTCGTCGAGAACTGGAAGCCCGCGCTGGAGTCCCTGGAGCAGTGGGTCGCCGACTGGAGCGCACCGCGTTGAGGGTTCTGTGCACGGGCCCAGAGTCCAGCGGAACCCGGCTACTTGCCCGGATCGTAGCGACCGGTGCGGACGCCGAGCACCGGTCGATGCCGCACGGCGGCTGGTGGTGGGGGCCTGCCGATGTCGATCACGATCATATCGTGATGATCGTCAGGGACCGGGCGGCCACGATCGCCTCGGCAATAGCGGCGGGGCACGCCCGGGACGAGCTCGACGCCGAACAGCGCCGAGAGCACGCCCTGGAGGCGCTGAGAGCGCTCGACCCGCTACTGATGTCATACGAAGATCTTGTCCGTGCGCCCGAGGATGCGGTGGCGCGGCTTTCGATCACGCTCGGCGTCGAGTTGCGGCTGCCCGAGGAGATCCGCAAGGAGGCCAAGTGATACAGCAAGTCGCCGCCCCGGACCCGCCCCAGATCGCGAAGATCATGGATGGGTTCACCGGGTGCCTGGCGTTCGACGTTGGCGGCAACGTGGGCCAGTCGCTGCGCGTCTTCGCCTCCAGGTTTGATCACGTGGTCAGCTTCGAACCGGCGGACGAGTCGTTTGGGCTGCTCGCCAAGGCGGCCGAGAAGTTCCCCAACGCCACGGCCGTGCAGACCGCCGTCACGGGCATGGACGGCCCAGTCACCCTCACCGTGCAGGACGCCCACATCGCCAAGGGGCAGCTCACCTCGGCGAACGCCGACGGGCAGGACTGGGGAAAGATCCTCGACCGGCGGACCGTGCCCGGCGCGACCCTCGACACCCTGGCCGAACGGCACGGCACTCCCGACTTCATTAAGGTCGACGTCGAGGGGCACGACGCGCTCGTGGTGCTCGGCGGCCTGCGAACGATCATCGAGCGCAAGCCACAGCTGTTCATCGAGGTCCACAACGCCGACCTTGGCTGGCGCATCCGGCAGATGATCGGGAACGCATACGGAGATCGGCTTCGCGCTGTGCGGCACCCGCATTACCCGCCCGGGTCGTGGGGTGAGTCGAACCACTTCTGGCTGGTGGCAACCTAGGCTTCTGATCCGCCCCTGTGCAGCAGTCACTTCGAAAGCAGCCGGACCGCGACGCCGAGCAAGGCGGCGACGGTTACGGCCAGCGCCGCGACGGCCAGCCACAGACCTCGCTCGCTGAGGCGCGGTGCGATGACGCTGATCCCGAGGTACCAGCCGAAGGCGGTGCCAAGTGGCACGGTGATCATCATCGACACGATGGCCCAGGTGGGTAGCCTCATACCGGCCGAGCTTAGGCAGCCGCTGTTGCCGGGGACGCCGCTTTCCCCGGCTTTCGCATCACTTTGCCCTTGGGCGGGAAGCTCACCCACCCGCCGACCTTGTACGTGCCGGTCTTGCCGTTCACGGTGGCGTACCCGGACCCGGCGGCGAACCAAAGCCGGTCGCCCTGTACATCCGCGACCGTGCCCTTGACCCGGGCGTCGATGCCGCCGATGTTGGCGTAGTAGACGACCTGATCGCCTGCCTTCACCTGGCCCACAGTGGCGTCGGCGAACCCGGCCTTGCGGTCGGCCGCCTGCTGTTGGAGCTTCCACTGCTGCAACGTGGTCGCGGGGGTCGGCTTGGTGGCTGAATCCTTGGCGGGTTCCTTGGCGGGGTTGGTCGTCTTGCTGATCTTCCGGGTAGTTTTGCCCGTGCCCGATCGGGAGCTCGACCCTGAGGATGCCCCCACAGCGCGCCGTTCGGCCGCCAGCCGCCGTGTCGTGGCCGAGCTGGACCGGCGCTTAGGCTTGGCCTTTCCGCCGCCCGAGCCGGACGTACGGCTGCCGGAAGACCCCCTGCTGCTGCCCTTGGGCTTCTTGACCGAGCCCTCCGCGTCGACCGCGAGTGAGAGTGCCTCGCTGGTGTCCTTGTCCACCTTGCCCGACAGGTCGATGTTCCACTGGCCCTGGAAGCTCTTGAGCGCGGCCTCGGTCTTCGGCCCGAACACACCGTCAACGGCGAGCGGCGGCTTGGCACCGAGCTTGTTGAGGGCCTCTTGCAAGGCCTTGACGTTTTCGCCCTTGTCGCCGCGCTGAGTCGATTCGCTCTTCTTGCTGAACTTGCCGCCCTGCCCACGCGGGTGCTCGGACGAGTCCCAGGGAGCCGTCTTTACGTCCGTGGCCAGGGTCAGTCTTCGCACGCGCGGACCGTAACAGGCCGTGCGCACTAAGTTCCCCCTCACCAACGAGAGGGGAAATCATGATCCGCAAGATGACGGCGCTCACCGCGATCACAGGATTCATGCTGTTCGCTGGCGGCAGTGCGGCGCAGGCTGACGTGACCGGCAACGGCCCCAAGACGAACGTCAGCGTCAGTGTGGGAGACGTGTTGTCGGACATCGCGCTCAGTCTGACCAACCACCCGGTCTTCTCTGGCTGACGAAGCAGCGGCGGGGGCCCCGGTCGCTCACCCCAGTGGGCGGGACCCCCGACCGCTAGCTCATGGACGGCTCGTACCGGGCCGCCAGCCCAAAGCACCAGTCGAAGCGGACCTCGTCAGGCCAGCGATGCCGTACCAAGATCTCGTGTTCGTCGGCCGTCAGAAGGCCATCAAGAACGAGGTGATCCCAGCGCCGCATCTCCTCGGTGAGGCGCCGAAGCTGCCCGGCGCCGCCGAGGCGGGACACGCCCAGTGTGTGCAACGCCTCGATGGCATCGGCCGACAACGACACCCCGGTGACCGCCTCGGCGGCGTACAGAGCGATCGCGATCTCGCCGTGCGTCAAGCCCGTCATGATCGTCATGCGTTCACCGTCACCGGCTCGCGGGCCTCGTACTGGGCGATGGTCAGCCCCGGCCGTCCGCACCACCAACACCTCAGACCCTGCTCAAACCCCCACATCACGAAACACCCGAGGCAAACCCTCGCACCCCATGTGACGTCGATGATGTCCATACGCGACCCCTCCTGAGGGAGGTAAGTACATGCCCTGTATGGTCAAGGGAATAGATCTAGAGGAAACGTAGCTGGGGTTAGGCGGGTCTGTCAATAGATCTGGATCTAACCGATTGGTGATCATTGTGGTTGCGAAGTACCAGGAGCTGGCGGCCAGGCTCCGCGACGACATATACGCGGGACTTTGGCAGCCGGGCGACACGCTTCCCAAGATCGACATATTGGCAGCAAACATCGGCGTGGCCATCGAGACCGTGCGATCCGCGCTCGGCGTGCTGGAGCGCGAGGGCCTGGTACGCCGGGTAAGGCGCCGAGGCACCGTAGTTCAGGACTGGCGCGCCGTCCCGATTCAGTTCAACAGCTTCCGCGAGGTACTGGAGCCGGGCGGCAGCGCAGGGCCATGGGAGACCGCGTGCGCGGCGGCGGGAGTGAACGGCAACATGGTGCCAATCGAAGTTGCGCGCGAGGAGGCGAGCGACGAGGCGGCAGAGGCGCTGGGGCTGCCCGCCGGATCACGCTCCAGCGTCCGGCGCAGTCGCCAGCTGCATATCGACGACGTCCCGGTCGGCGTCTCGACCGCGTGGTACCCCTACTCCCTCGTCCAGGGCACCCCGCTAGCGCGGCCCGGGAAGGTCCACGGCGGTACATACGGAGCGCTTACCGCGCTCGGGCACCGGCCCGCGACGGCCGATTTCAGGTACACCACGCGCTCGGCCACCACCGAAGAGCTGGCCGAGTTCCGCCCGCGCGCTGGAGTGGTGTTCATCGAACGGCGGACAACGTTCGACGACCGTGGCAATTCCGTCGAGTACCGGATCATCGTGGCCGACTCCACCCGCTATCAGCCGCGCTTTCACGTTGATCTGCGCGAGGGAAAGCTGCTGTCCTAGCGGGATAGCAGCCCCTGTATCAGCAATGTTCCGAGGTCCCCGACGGTCACATCCATGGCATCGTCGAACAGCGGACGCCCGGCGCGCCGGTATGTCTCCGCGACGAACTGGCCCGGGAGTAGATATCGGGAGTCGGCGACCGTACGGCCGACTCGTTTGCCGTGCCATCCGAGCCGCCACAACGCCAGCGCCTGGTAATCCCGCACCCGGTATGGCACGCCGTCCAGGGACCGCGCAGCCGCCGCTACGGCGCTTCGCTCGTGGTCGTTCAACGACGGAGTTATGTAGGTGATCGGGAAGTCATCAAAATCGGCCAGGCTCACATGCCGGGCGCCGTTCGGCCACGGCTCCATGGCTGTCTGGCCGTCCAGCACGACGAGCGCGTGTGTGAACGGAGCGGGATCGGTCAGGGCAAACTGCCCAACGGCGGTGATGACCGAGGCCCAGCCGTAGGCGGAGGTGAGGCCGATCGCGCCGACGGAAGGGGTCCAAGGCACGGGTGCAAGTCTAGGTCCCGACCAGTGGCGACGTCCCTTTCGAAACCGAAACCGAAGGCGCGTCGATGGCCAGGCTCACGGGCATTCACCGCCATGTCGTCGTTCGTGTCCAGCCACGAGCGCTCCGCTTGAACGATGGCCCCGCCGGAGAACCCCAGGAGTCGCTCGGGTTCGGGAGCGGCTTCCGGCGAGTCCTGCGGGGCGCCCCTGAACGTCAGCTCAAGAACGTCGCGACCCAGCACGCGGACAACGATGGTAGTCACGGAACGCTACCGTACGGCAACTCAGTGTGTGGGTCTTTAGCACTAGAACTGGAACGCCCCCCCGCGTGGCGCCGCGAGAGAGCGGCCGTTCGCCGGGACGGTTGTTGACCAATCGTCGGTATAGTCCTTTACTGCTGTGTCAGCGGAGGTTCACGCTCTGCGAAAGGAGCCTCACCCATGTCCCGCGCAATCCGGCTCATCGCCGCCATCGCGATCGCTCTAGCGACCGTGTTCGCGGCGACTGCGGCGACGGCGGGGGTGGCCTCGGCTACCTCCACCTACCGCTGCTGCTAGAAAGGGCCTGCTAGCAGCCACCTTCCCGCCAGAGACCGCCTCACGCAACGCCCCGCGTGGGGCGGTCGCGCTACTTGTACGTTTGGTCTTCAGTGTTTCCGTCCGCCCAGGTGGCCCTGATCCGGATGGGGCGCCCCAGCGACGGAGGAACGATGGTTCGCTCCGTGGGTAGATGCACCCGGAACGTGGCCAGGAGATCGTTCGTCGCCGGATCGAAATATTCGATCACGTAAGGGTAGGCGGCGGGCGGGAAGGTGTACTGCACTGCGGGCGGCCCCTTTTGTGCGTACGGAGGGCGCCCGTTGGGTTCTGTATCCGGATTCTGACGGACGCCCCTGACACCGTAGCAAGCCCGGCCGACGAAAACCCCGGAACGGGGGAGAGGCCGGGGAGCAGCTCCCACCCTTTGGTGGCCCCGGCCTCTCGATTCGCTCACGATGATGCCCGCCGGAATGCTGGGCAAACCGGCGGGCATCGGCACCGTCAGACCCAACCTCCCCGTGCGGGGGGAAGAGGGCTCAACAGCGGCAAGCCTAGCGCGACGTCTCCGGCCCCACGCCGCCGATGAGCAAACGCCGTCCGATTGAGCGTGCTACGCCCGCCGCTGGCGGGCCGCGAAGAGCGCCCGGTATTGCCCGTCTGTGATCGTCCCGACGGAGTAGGCCTCCATCACCTCGCCCCATGAGTCTTCGGGGTACGGCTCAGCGTCGCGCAGCTCTCGCTCGACCGCCGCTTCGTAGTCGGTCGGCGCCGGGGACAGAATCGGCCAGTCCCGCCGCGCGAAGTCCCGCGCGACCTGATCGAGGGTGACCGTGCCGTCGGCGAGGTCCGAAAGCAGCTCCTTGACGTGGGTCACCTCGCCCCCCTCAGGCGTCCTTCGGCGCGCGGAACCTGCGCGCGAGCCGTCTCAATAGCGCCAGCTTGACGGGCTTCATTTCCTCGTCGTACTTCGCCTGCGGCTGGTCCATCTCCTTGCGCCGGTCCGTCACAGCTCCTCCACAACGACGACTTGATACATCCCCCGCTTGTAGGCTTTTACGACGCGGTAGCGGCCCCGCGCGAGATGCTCCCTCTGGTGCACTAGCGCGCCGACCGGCACGCTGTGCTTTTTGCCCTGCATCCGCATGATGACCGGGTACTTCCCGACGCTGAGATCGTCCTGCTTGCCCGCGTAGTAGGCAGCCCAGTCCTTGTCCTCGGTCCAGGACGCCAGGTCGACGTCGAACTCTTCGCCGACGGTGAAGAGGTTGTCGGTGCGGAACCCCCGGTACAGCCGCGTGGTGCGGACATCGGCGTTCGCCAGGCGTTGATCGATGTTGTCGACCGCCGACTCGATGTCAGCCTTGAGCGAGTCCAGCGTGTAGCCATTGTTGTCGTTGCCGTTGCCGGGATGCAGCAGATCGTATTTGAACCGTCGTTGCAGGACATCGTCCGGCATGCCATCGAGCGGGTCGCGCCCGGCGCGACGGTTTCGGTAGGCGGTCTTGATGGTGTGCATGCCCTTGTACGACTTGGCCCAAAAACCGTCGGCGCGATGCGTTCGGTCCGGGTCTTCCTGCCACGTCTGACCGAACGGATGTGCCCCCAGCCGGGGCAGAACCGTCACATCCCGTTTGGCCGTGGGCAGCGCGCGGCCACGAGGATGGCTGCTGGCGACCTCCACCGGGTCCCGGCCCCAGACCGAGTTGTCCCAGAGCTCCCACGAGTCGAATTTTGGCTTGAGCACCTCGAAGTTCTTCCGGTTGACGCTGCTGCCGTCCTTGGTCGCGTTGCGCTTGATCACTGAGGGCGGCATGTACCTGCCTCCCAGAACGCTTTCGCCCCGGCGATACATTTCCAGGCCCTCTCGCCAGCGGCTGAGTGCCCGGTCGGCCGAGTTCTGCACCGGAATGTCAACGAAGACGGCGCCGATGTCCCTATATCCGGCCTTCCTCATCTTGTCGAGGTTCTCGTCCATCCACGGCATCCACGACATCGAGCCGTCCCAAATGATGTTCTTGCGCTGCCCCAGAAGCGCGGACAGGAACGTCTGGGCGATGAACGTCGACTCCTCGTGGAAGGTCGTGGCGGCCTCCATCGGGGTCAGGCCGGGCACCTCGGGGGCCATGCCGTGCTGGACCATCAGCTCCTTGATGTCGTCGGGGTTGACCACCGCGTACTGCGACATATCCACGCCCGCGAATTGGCTCAGCACCGTGGATTTCCCGGCACCGCCGAGTCCGCCAGAGATGATCGCCTTGCCGTCGGCCGGGACGTTCCGGTACTTGTCGAGCAGCTCATCGACGACTTCTTTCTGCTGCGCGGCGCGCTCAGGCGTGTAGGTAATGCCGTCGCCGCCCAGCGTGTACATCTTGTTGGTGACCAGGCCCGCCTTGAGCGCGGCGGCGATCTGCGTCTCGATCTCCTTGGCGTGCTCCTCGTACTCCCGGTCCGTGAGCGTGCGCCCCGGTGTCCCCAGCTCGATGTGGTGCTGCCCCGTCGAGCCGGTGGTGGCGAACTGGCCGTGCGGATCCCGTGGGTGCAACCGAGGATCCCACGGGATCCGGCGGACGACCTTGCTCTCGGTGACCCGGATGATTGCGCGCCGGGGTCTCGCCGTCAGCGCCACCCGCCCAAGGCGCCACTGAAGTTCATGCACGTTCGACAGCGTGGCGACCCAAGGGCCCTTGCGTCCACGACCGGGAATCCAGTGGGGGGGCACGCAAAGGGCGCCCGCCAGGTGCTGTGTGGTCCGGGCGGGCGCCCAGGGTTGCGGAGGTTCCCCTTGGACGGTGTGTGACCTTACGCCGGTGTGGTGATCGCTCCGACGACGAAGCTCTCCGGGCGATCTACAGTCACGGCCAGGCGTTCCTCGGCACGGAAGGTCACGGCGTTCCTCTCCCAGAGGTCGCGGTTCTCCGTGCTCACCTGGATGTTCACCTGCTCACGGTCGTACAGCTTCGCCCCAGTGCCGAACGCGCCGAGGAGGTACTGCCCTTCCGTGATGGCGGGGGTGTCGACGACGTTCATGCGCCACATGCGCTGCTCGCCGCCGACCGCGATGTTGACCGCGAGCCGGTAGGCACCGTTGTTGTCCTGCTCCAGCTCCAGGTCTTCCCAGTCGAGCGGGTGGACCACGACACCGGTCGGGGTGAAGTACGCCAGGATCGCCCGCGTCATCGCGCGCCGGATCTGCGCAGTGCGCGGGTCCGAGGACAGGCCAGTGTAGGTCTGGACCCCGGGGGTGTTGATGATCCCGGTGAGGTTGTCGCCAACGCCGTCCCCGTAGAGGATCTGCTCGTCCTCGACCATCTTGATGCCGTCGATCATGTCCCGGTCGATCAACCCGCGCAGGCGCGGCTCGTCGTCCAGGGTGTTGCGGTGGGCATAGAGGATGTGGGCTACGGTGGCTACGGGGTACGTGATCGTCGTGAAGCTGATGTTGCTCTTGGGCTTCAGTCCGAACACGTCCGTCGCACCGCCGGTCGGCACGCTGGTGCCGTCGGCCGCGCGCCGTTCCGAGACGATGGCGGCGTTGTTGGTGAAGCCGCTTTCGCGAATGCCGTAGAGCAGATTCGCGCTGGTCGTCTCCGCCGGGAAGAGATCGCGGACCCGACCGGGGCGCAACATGCGCGGGGTGAGGCCGAGGTTCTGCGGCGTGCCGAGCGCGTTGATCGGGATGGTCCCGGCCATGTCGCTGTAGACGTCCTTCTGGGAGAACCCGGTCAGCCCGGTATCGAACGTCGCGATCTGGCCGAAGTTGCGGAACCCGCCCGCCTTCATCTCGCGGTAGGCGTCCGACTCCAGGTACGCCTCGGCGAGCGTCTTGATGCTCCGGCGGAGCTCGCGCCCGGTCTCGGCGGTTTCGTGGCCGCCCTCCGAGCCCGGCTCGGGCTGCTGGAGGAACTCGTGGATGTTGCGCGCCTTCTCCTCGGCGACGACGAGGCTCTTGATCTCCTCGGCTTCGCTGATGGCCTTGAGGTAGGCGTCACGCTGTTCGGTGGAAACGACAAAGTGGCCCTCGCCGGTCTCGTCCTTCCAGCCGTTTGCCAGATCGTCGATCTCGCTGGCCTTGGCCTGGAGGGCCTTGTTCAGCTCCTTCAGGCGCCCCGTATCCGTGGGCATGGTGCTTTCCTTTGGCGGACGGCGGCCACGGCTCAGCACTCGGCTGGCGGGGCCGCGAACGTTGCTGGGGTGGTGGTTGTCGTCCGCCCGGTCAGCACCGGGACGTCCCGATCGATGGGTACCATAGGGGACGCGTTTCGCTTACGTCTCGCCCGGCCCGAATTAACTCGGCGTGTTCAACTGCGCGTCAATAGTGACGACCGGTAGAGTTCCTCGCGCAGGGGGGCCGAGCGGGGCCGGGGAGTGGCCTGGGCTCGGGCGAGGGGGAAATCCGCGCGGGAGGCGAGCTGGACCTAAGGGGCGTCGACTCGTCCTCCCGCGCGGCCCCGAGCTACTCCTGCGAGTCGCCTTTCGGCGTCGCCTTCGGGGCCCCCGGACTCTTGATCGAGTCGACGACGGCACGTGCCCACGCACGCTGCTCGTCCTCGGGCATGTCGAAAAACCCGTCAGGAAGGCGCGCCAGAACCGGCTGGTTCTTCTTCGAGGAAGCCACCCTTACCTCCCGTTTCAATAACGTCACCTGCCGCGACGTCAAAGATGGCGATCTGGTCCCGCTCCTTACCGGCCTTGATCGCGTCCTCACGACCTTCGATCCGTTCAGAAGGCTCCAACCAGAGTTTACCGCCCTCAATCCATCCACCGACGTAAAGTTCGCGATTCGTGCTGAAGAGGTCGCGATTAAAGTGGATGTAATCGACGATCGCGTCCGCAGCCTTGTCGGGGTCGTCGAGGAGGCTCTTGTCGAACTGCACCGTGTGCCCAGTCAACGCGACCATGTAGCCGTCCTTGGGTGCCTTCCCGGTGTTCGGGCTCCAGGAGAATCCGCCAGTGTCCGCCAGCCTGGAAAGGAGACTCGGGAGTTCGCTCGGCGGCGACTCCTTTGCGGGCGGCCGGTTTTTCTTGATCCACGCCGCCGCCTCTTCGACCTGCTTGCGGCGATTCTTGCTTTCCTCCTCGCCGAACTCTCGATCAGCCTGCCGTCGAACCTCGTCCAGGCCGTACCTGTCGATCCGCCGGATCAGCATCCGGATGGTGGGGTCATCGGGCAATTGAGGCTTTTTCGGGGGGGTTGTAACCGTCGGCTTTTTGGATGAGGTATCCCAGAACGACGGATCGTTGCCGTACTTCGCGTAGGCCAGGATGTTTTGCAGCTGAAGATGGGTGTCGACCGGGTCGTAACTCCCTCCCCTAGTTTTCGGAGAGGGGGCGTCTCGCGTGATGAGCAGGTCCGAGGGCTTCGCTTCCACCCGCCCCGACCCATCCGCCAGGTTGACGTTCACCGTTCCCGGTTTATCGCCGGGGCCGGTGACGACGCCGTTCTCTGCTGTGCCGGGAAGGTGAACCATAGACCCGACTTGGATAAACCTCCCATCGCGGTCACGGGGGTGCTTTTTGGGATCCCACCCGACCTTTGATTCCGTGTGAGCGAGGCCGAGTGGCAGGCTTGCCGCGTCGCCCATGATCCGGTACGCGCGAGCCACTAGGGACGGCTCGATGACCACCTTCCCGGCCGGGACTATTTCATCGCCCACCCGCGCCGAGGGCGCCGTGGAATCCTGCGTTTGGGCAGGCTCCGGCTCTGTTTCCCCGTCGTCCTTCTCCGGTTCGTTGATCTCAATGCCCGCCGCTTTGAGCACCACCACGAGTTGCTCGACGGCCGCCCTCAGGCGGTTAGCGTTTACCCCGCTGAGTACGCGCCCGGCCTTGTCTTCCGGCGACCCGGCCAGCTCGGCCTTAACACCCGCAACGATCGAGTCGACCAGGGCCGGGTACGGCGAGAGCTGCTCGCCGTGGTCTTCCTCTCCCTCGACGGTTACGCTGAGGATGACCGGCTCTGGGTCGCCGAGATCAACGACGTCATCGTCAGAGAGTCGATAAGGGATCTCGTACGCGTTGGGAGGCCCGCCCTCCTTTAGGTCGTAGTGAGTGACGACCACCCGATCGGACCACGTCCCGACCACGTCAACGAGGTGATCGCCCGGCTCCGCCGCATCGGGCACAAACTCCTTGGCCGCTGTGGCCGCGATGCGCTCACGCAGTTCCTCCAGCGTGCCGGGCAGGTAGGGGTAGATCTCGGACTCGATCGTCTCGGGCAGCTCCTTGGATGCACGTACAACCTCACGCGCCGCCGACCGAGCGTGCGATTTTGCCTTGAGCGCCTCCCACTCGGCCACCGCCGCCGCCGCCTTGGCCCGGGTGTCCGGGTTGACGTTGCCGCCCCCGGCTGCCCAGCGCTTCACCGCCGCGATCGCCGTGGGGATAGCCACGTCCAGCGGGACGCCCTTCTCCTCGTGGATGTCCTTGGCGATGTGCTGGATGTAGGCGGGCAACTGCCCCGCCATCTCCACCCAGTTCTTCTTCGGGCTGCGGTCGAGCGGCTCGTGGGTGAGCTTGTTCTCAATCGTCAGGTCAGCGTCGTTCTTCTTTTCGGCGATCCGCCGCAACTTCTCCTTGGGCCGGAAGAAGTACTGGTCCCGCATGCCTGGTTTCCCAGAGTCGTCCAGCGCGGCCATCCAGAGCGCGAGTTCGTCCCCCGGCTCGTCAGGATCAGGCCTGGGCTTCCTGATCACCATGTGCGGCCTGCCGAAATAATCAATAACGTCGCCCCGACGCAGCGAGGCAACCGTGACGTCCCCCGAGGGCTTCGGCGTGAAATACGAGTTCGGCAACTCGCCAATCTTCATGCCGGATCGCCCAACAACGGCGAAACGACCCTGCTGGTCGCGTGGGTGAAGCGAGGGCATGAAGACCTTTGACTCGGAGTCCTTGCTGGCCCACCCATCTGGAATCAGCTCGGGGTGACCGAGCGCCCGCGCCCGCTTGATGATGTGCGCCTTGACCTTGTCTCGGTCCTCTGGCTTGGCCCGGCCGAACGCGCTGATCGCGTTCCTAAGATCCTCAACAGTCTTGATCGGATAAGACCCATCGGGAAGAGCCGCGCCTTCTTTGGCCAGCTTCTTACGCCGGTCGGTGGAGAAGTCGCGCTTTGTCTCCAGTCCTTCCGTATCGTCGTCCTTGCTGCCCGAGTCGGTCTTCTTCCAATTGTCTGGAATAAGGTCCGGCCGGTTCAGCGCAAACGCCCGCTTCATGATGTGGGCCCGCAACTTGGACTGATCACCAGATGCGCCACCGCACGCCTTGATCGCGTTCTTCAGCGAAGCGACGTCAGTGATCTTGTACTTGCCGTCCATCGTCTCGGCGCTCGCGCCGGATCCGGACTTGGGCTGCTTGTTTTTGAACGGCGGGCCTCCCGCCTTTCCCTCGGGGTCGGCGGGCTCGTCAATGGCGGGCTCGACGTCGGGGGACTCTGTCTGTTGCGGTTCCGCCTCGGGGGTGACGTTGGGGGGGGCGTCGTCCCCTTCGCCGTCCTCTTCGGCGGGCTCATCCTCGGGCTCGGATTCGCCGCCCGTCTCGCTGGCGTACAGCGTCGCCTCGGGGTCGTCCTCCTCGGAGTCGTCGCTCTCCGGCTCCGGAGCGGGGTCCGGCGGGCCCTCCGGGGCGGGTTCGCCTTCGGGCCGCCCGGACTCCTCCAGGGCGGTCTCTACGGCGGCGGCCAGCAACTCCACGTCGTCCCAGTCGACGTCGGGTGCCTCGGCCTCCACAGTGGCGTCGGCGGTCTTTACGCTGAGCGTGCCAGACAGTGGCGCCGCGCCGAACAGCACCGGGGAATACTCATAGAGATCCATCTCCTTGATGCGGCGCTTGCCGTCCTTGGTGCGCACCCCGGCGCCCTTGGGCACTTTGTAGCCAACCGACCAGTCGCATTCGCCGGTCGCCGAGAAAAACTTGACGTTCTCGTACGCGGACTTTCCTTCGGGGGTGTTGAGGTTGAAACGCGCCCGCACATACAGCCCGCCCGCGCCCTGTGGCCACGGCTGGCCGGTCTTAGTTTTGGGAGGGAGTCGCTTATCGCCGGGGAGCAGCTCCTCGATCATCTCGGTGCGTGCGACCCACTTGCTCCAGTCGTGGACGAAGATCCCCTTGGGACGCCGACGGGCCAGCGTCTTGGCGTACGCCCCCGGCTCGATGATGTCCGCGACGTCGTCTTCGACCCCGGTGACCGAAACGATCGCCTCGACCACGCCGGTCTCATCGTCGGCGTCGAGCAACCCCGAGTCGGGCCCGGCCGTGCTCGCCTTGTACTCCAGGCCATCAGGCGTAGCGACCGGTTGCACAGCGCGCCCCCTTGCGAAAGATCCACGGGGGTGGCCGAGGCGATATTCACGTGTCGCGGGCTTTAAGGTCGCGGGCTTACGCGACTAGGGGGCTAAGCGATCTTGCGCCGCGAGCTCGGCTTGCCATGCAGTAGGACGCTCAGGGCGTCGTCGGCGGTCTTCTGGACGATGCCCACGGCGTCGTCCTGACGGTCAATACCGTTCAGAGTCGGGTCGACCTCGTAGATCAGCCCGGGATCGTCGGTGACCTCCTGAACGAGCTGGAGCGCACGCTGGAAATCCTCGAAGTAGTTCGCCCTCTGCTGGGGGCTCAGCGCCGGGCTGGCCCACACGGCGAGCAGCGTGTTGACCACGCCCTCGTCGAAGGCGTCGGGGTCTTGAGTAGCGTCGGCGGCCAGCTTGTAGAGCCTGTCCTCGCGAACCCCGACCGGCAGCACCGGCACGGTGACGTACTCGATATCGCTGAACAATTCCGTGATCGTCATGATTCTCCTGTCCGCCGGGTCGCTCCGCCCGGCATCTACGGAGATCATACACCATCCACTTAGCGCCCGCGTCGCCATCTGGGCGTCGCGTCTTCGCAGGACATGGCCCGTCCCGGCGGGCGGCCGGGACGGGGGTCGATCGGGACTAGGCGTAGGTAAAGCCGTTCGTTTTCGTCACGGCACCAGCGCTGCTCGTCGCGACCACGTCATAAGCTCCGGCCGACTTGGCGGGCGTCACGCAGGTGATCTTCTTCGAGTTGACGACCACGATGCTCGTCGCGGCCGTGCCCCCGAACGTGACCGTGGTGGTGGGGGTGAAGGCCTTGCCCGTGATGGTGACTGCGGTACCGCCTGCCGCCGGGCCGCCGGACGGGACAATGGAGGTGATGCTCGCGTCGGTGAACTTGGCGTCCCACTCCCGCTGGTAAATGACCTTGCCTGCCTTGAACGCGACCCGCCGCTCGTTGGCGGGGTAGTTAGTGCCGTCGAACGACGACGTCTCATACACGTCGATCAAGACCTTTACTTGCGGGTCCTTGTCGGTGACAGCCTCTAGGACCGTCCCGCCGGGCGCCTTGTTGAGCTGGGTCCCGTCCGCCTTGACGAGCGTCACTTTCATCCTCCGTCAGCTAGGGGGGCGGTCGGATGGTAAGAGTGGCAGGCCCAGCTGGCTTAGGTCTCCCGACCCAGGATCAGGCTCCGTGTAGATATACGGCACCCCATCCCGCAGTTCGATGACGGTATCGCCAGGCGCTATCTCTGCGCCGTCGGCGTCAACTCGCCTGCTGCGCGGTGGCACGGGCTTCCCTCTTCTCGTGGTGGCCGGTCCGCTTTTGCGCGGCCTCGAAGTCCGCCAGCGTGTAGCTGTATCCACCCAGGTAGTCCATCTTGCTGACCGCCTTTGACGCAAATGCGTCGAAGGCGTACACCTTGACCGACATGTTCTGCTGATCGACCACCTGGACTATGAGCAACGGCTCCAGCCCAGCCTCCGCAACGGCCGCCTCCTTGCGTACGACCTCCTCTCTCTTGATCGCCGTCTTCTGGTTGGGGGTGGCGGCGGACAGGCTCTTTAGTTCGCCGCCGCGATGGTCGACGCTGAAATCCAATGCCGTGGTACGGCTGCCGGTCCCTTCGGCCTTAGCGATGGCTTGATACGGGGGGTTTCCGTACCGCTCGGTGAGCAATCCGGCCACATGTTGCTCGAACAGTGCCTCGTAAGTGTCCCCGACCTCCGACTTGCCCATCGCATGGTGAGTGACCGGGTGAATGAAATTGGAGCGGGTCTGCCCCTGGGAGCGCCGGGCATCATCCGGCCGCACTGCGAATCTACGGTTACTCGGTACATCCTCCTCACGGATCGGCTCCCAGCCGTGGCGGTACTTGAATGGCGTTCCCGGCACATGGTGGTGAGAGACGCCCTTCCGTTCCAAACGGAGGACTAGCGCCTTTCGGTCCGTCATCCTCCGTTTGCGCCGCGTGGCGAGACGAGTCGCCTCGACCGCTGGCTTTGGCACATACCGGCCAGAGGCCTTCGACCGCCAGTTGAGCTTGCACCGGCACCCCCACGTCTCGGCGGGCGCGCCTTTCGGGTCGCCGGGAAAGTGCAGCGGCCCGCCGCCCACATCGAACGGCTCGCCGAGCGGCCGAATCTGCCCGTCCGCCTCCTTGTGGGTCGGCCGCACCCTCTCATCCTTTCGGGAGCGCCACTGCCTGACGATCTGCCGGTCTGGCTCCTCCAGCCAGGCGGCTAGCGCGACAGCGTTCTGCACGCTCGATACGGCGGCGGTGGCCGCCTGGGTGCCGATGATCGCGGCCCATCGAGTGAGGCTGGGACCCATCGCCCGGATCGAGGTGACGATCTCCTCCATGGGCTTCCCGGACTGGTCGGCACTCCGGACAAGAGCGGTCACCTGCCCGGCCAACTTCTGGAACGCCTCGCCGACCATCTCGACGATCTCCTGCACGGCCTTGGCCGTGGCGGCCGTCAGCGCGGCAGGCGGCAGTGACAGGGCCAGACCGGAGATCAGGCCGGTGCCGATGGTCGCGGCGGCGGCCTTCAGGATTGGCTGCACGGCGCTCTCGGCCTCGGCCTGCCAGCGCTGCTCGTCCACCGCGCCGGAAGCATTGACGGCCTTATTGCCGACCCGGGTATCAACGGCGTACGAGGGCTGCCAATGCCGGGTCCCCTTGCGCGCCTTGGGCGAGCTGGCGCGGCTCGCGGACCGCTCCAGCAGCCGCGCCACCAGGGCCGTCAGCACGGCGTTCAGCGCCATCTCCAGGGACTCTTGAGTCCGGGGGTCGGTCTCGTAAACGGCCTCGGGCCCATCGCCGTCTTGCTTGGTCTCGTCACTCGGTACCACCCGCAGCGCGGGCCGCCCGGCCTCGGCCGTTACGAGCCCTCCGGCTGGCGGCGGCGGACCGCCGTTCGCCGAGGGGGCAGGAACGCCGTCCGGCGCGCCAGAGTCGCCCTCTGCGGGCCCGGGGGGTGGCGGTCCACCCTCAGGGCCGCCAGGCGGTGGCGGTCCCCCAGGGCCGCCGGGAGCGCCGGGAGCGGCCTGCTGGGCGGCAGCGTCCAGTTCGTCGGCGTCCTTGCCATTGGCCGGGACGATGGTCTTGCCGTTGGAGGCGATGAACAGTGCGCGGGCCTTGGGGTTGTCGACGGCGTCATACCCGGCGATGTCGCGGTATTCGGTCGCGGAGATCAGGCCTCGGTCGAACTCGTCGCGGGCCTCTTGGCGCCGTGCGATCTCTGTCTTGTGGAGAACTTCGACGTCGCTGATATCGAATCCGGAGTCCAGGTCGTCCTCGGAATCGACGTCGAATCCGGCCGCCAGCATCGCCAGGTGCGGCGGCATGGTGATCCGCCAGAAGTTCAACTCCTCCTGCTCGGCGTTCGCGTAGGTTTTCTCCGATGCGTAGCCGAGGATCGACTCGGGCACCCCGAACGCGGCCAGCAACTCGATCTTGGCCGTGATCGAGGTGGTGGAGTACTGCATCTCGCGCGGCCGGGCCGCGAGGTCGATGTAAGAGACCTCGCCGTTGATCACGCTCAGCTTCCCGGCGGCACCCGGCCCCTTGTCGAACTTGCGCTCGATGCGGTCCATCTCCGGCTCGCCCATTTCGCCCTCGATGGCGAGCACGCCGCCGGGGCGGGCGTCGTTCTTCAGGAAGTTGACGTTGTAGAGCCGCGAGAAGAAGTCGAGCTCGACGCTGAGCCCCGCCGACTCCAGCGGCGTGACTCCGCTGTAGGGATCCAGCGGGTGTGGATCGCGAAACCATCGGACGTTTTCCGTCTCGATAGTCCGTTTCGACCCATCCTGCCGGACCACCTCGTAGTTCTTGATCAGCTCCTGGCCGTTACCCGGCACCGGGCAGGTCCGCCCCGGCGGCAGCAGGTCCATCCGGATGATCTCGCCGCCCCGGGAACGAGTCAGCTCAACGAACGCGCCGCGCTTGGACAGCAGGATCTGCTGGCTGAGCCGCTTCCTGAACTGCTGGCCGGTCTCCATGGGGTTGGCCTGGCCGTTGAGCACCGCATAGAGAGGGTGGTCATCGACCGGCTTCTCGCCCTTCTTGAGCTGGAACGGCAACCGGCTGGCATGCCCGGCGATCGCGTCGACCGACTTCATGATCCAGACGATCCGCTCGTACGCCTCGGCGACCGCGCGCTCCACCGGCCACGGCCGGGCCTGGCCGTTGGAGTGCACCCCGGCGGCGCTTAGCGCGGCGAAGTAATCGGCGAGGACGATCTTGCGTTCGAGTTCACTGGCGGCGGTGGCCGTTTCGAGCCGGGGCGACCGTCCGCGCAAGGTGGGGAGAAAGCGGCGCGCCACTGCTCCCCCTACTCGGTCCAGCCGAGCGCGACACCGATCACGGCGAGGATAGAGAACCCGAGAATCAGCCCGGCCCGCATGTCCACCGTGAACGTGACCCCGATGGCCCCGAACACCCCGACGCCGATGAGCACAATGGCGGCCGTGTCGCGAAGTCGGCCCGAGTGCGTGGCCAAGTCGCTGGTGACGCCCCGGTCATCCATATTCCCCCCTGACTTGGATCGCGCCTGGTGGGAAGCTATGGGCTAAGGCGGCTTACGTCTTCCGCACGCAGGTCGAGGCCGTTGATCTGGGCGGACTTCTCGACGTCGCACCCCAAGAGATCGCATCGGTGCAAGTCGTGCTTTCGCTTCGCCCTGACCCCGATGGGGCCCCCGCGCAAATGCTCATTGGTCTCGGCGGCAATGCACGGCTCGCCATAGACGTCATCCCACGGTCGGCGGCACTGCTCGCAGTAGACCTCCAGCACGTCGATGCGACGTTGTGCGGGGAGCCTCACCGACTGTCGGAGAATGGCCCGTTTCGCCTGCCTTGTATCGAGCTGGACCGTTGCCGCCGCCACCCAGACGTGGTTCTTGGAGAACTCGGGTGGCGGCATGCGACATCCCTCCCAGCTCAAGTCATGTTTGTAGAGCTGGGGGGGTGCAGCGCGATCGCTGGGCTACCCCAGCCGGTAACGTTTCGGTCCCGGGGGCGGTACGGCAACCGTAGCGACCTGGCCGGGATGTGCCAACCCCTTTGACCAGCATTTTGTCACGCACTGCAAGCTGAGAGTTACAGAATGAGACGGGCGCGTTTGCGCTTCGACGGCGCCGGTTCGTAGCACGCCAAGATGACCGCCTCGGCCCTGTCCGGCGACGGCAGCCCGCGCGTCTTCATGCTGGCCTTGCCCTCGATCACCGTGTTGCCGTTGGCCGAGGTGCCCATCGCGGGCGCCCGCAGCTGCGCGAGCGTGCGCTGGTCCACTCGCAGCCGCAGCCCAGCCGACCCATCGTCGCGCGGCCGGAGCAGGTGGCGCATCGCCAGCCACATCTCATCGCGCTTTTTGTTCGGCCGCAGCGTCGCCGACTCCGGCTCCCGGTCGGTCTTCTCCGAGACGACCACTGAGATGATCTCGCTGTCGTGCAGCCCCTCGCTGGCCCACGCCTGCAAAATGCCGACGACGCCCCAGCCGACCCCGATGCCGTCCACCTTGACCCGGACGGCCGCGTCCGTGCCCAGCGCCTTGGCCAGCTCCTCGGCCCGGCGGATCTCCGCCAGTGCGATTCCGGCCACGTCGGTGGGGTTGGCGTTGGCCGCGCCCGAGCTTCGGTGCCGGATCTGCACGAGATCGCCCACACAGCGCGCGATCACGAACTCGTCTCCGCCGTCGGCGGCTACGTCGATCCCCAGCCGCACCCATGAACCCAGCCGGACATTCCACGGCTCCCGCTCGCCCTCCAGCCCGAGCTCGGTCAGCGCAACGAGCGTGTCGCCGTCCGGCTCATCTGCCTCGGCGGCGGCGTCGATCCAAGTCGATGGGATGGCCCGGGAGACGCCGCCCCTCGGGAAGATGGCGTGCACCTTGGCCGCGACGTAGTTGGAGTCCTCGCCGTGGTCGCGGACCGTACCGGTGACCCAGTCGGCGTCCACCAGATGCGTGGCGAGCGAGTGCGCCGGAACCTCGGCCGGGCAGGAGTGGCAGTGCGGCGCCGTCTCGCCGCTCAGGTTGGGGGTGTCTTCTGCGCGGATCGGAATGAGCTTGACGTCGTCGGCCGAACACAGCCCCTCGAACCACGACCCCTCTTCGTCGGTTGGCGGGTTGCCGATCGCTAGCATGTGGGTGCCTTCGCCGACGAGCATGCCGCGCAGGTTCCGCCCGATCACGTGGCCGATGCCGCCTGCCTCGTCCACCACCAGCAGCAAGCTTGGCGCGTGCACGCCCTGGACGGCGGCCTCGTTCCAGGGGGCGGCGGCGATACCGTAGGCCGCCACGAAGTCCATCCCCTTGGCGTCGGGGATCTTGAGCTGACCCATGTCGACGGCACCGGGAAGCCCGGCCCGGGAGTGCGCGGTCCGGATCTCCGGCCACAGCTGCCGGATCACCTGGCGCCACAGCGGGGCGATTGTGACGGCCTTGGCCGTGCCCGGCGGGCGCGTGTAGACCATCCACAGGACCGCTCGCGCGCTCGACCAAGTTTTTCCCGAGCCGAAGCAGGACGGCACCGCGATGCGCTTGGCCGCTGGGATGGCCCCGAGGATCTCACGCGGCTTGGACCACAGCGATTCGCCCAGCACGTCCTCGGTGAACCCGACCGGATCGTCACGCCACAGCGCGTACGGGGTGCCACCCTCCCGGGCCGCGACCCCAAGCAACTGCTCCAAGTCGCGCTGCGTCAGGCCAGCGAGGAACCCCCGCCTGACGGCCGGGCCGACCGCCATCAGGTCGGAGAACAGCCGGGCGGCTTCGCGGGACCTGCCGTCGGCGTGCGTCTGCGCGGCGGCCGTGAGCGCCGTCATAGGACGGCAGCGTCGCCGCGACCGGCGGCTAAGGTCGCGCCGTCCTATGCAAAGCCCCGCCGCCGGATGTCTCACGCCCAGAGACCGGCGGCGGGGCCCACCTCAAGTCAGGGCACCGGCCAGGGTCCCCTGCGGCCGTTGCCTCTGCCTGCTGCGCGGCTAAGTCAACCACATGATCGTCAGAGATCGGCGTCGCGAGCAATCTTCCTCAACCGTGCCCTCAGCGCGCGGTTCTCAGCCCGGAGATCTTCGTTCTCGGCCGTCAGCGCGGGCATCTTTGCGGCCCATGCCCGGTGCTCGGCAAGGATGTCCATGAAGAGCCCGGCCTGGTCGGCACGGCTCAGTTCGCTGGGCCCGGCGTCAGAGTGCCCGTTGGGCTTGACCTCGGGCTGGGCCGCCGCCTTGAGCGGCTTGTGAGCGCTGGCCCGGTGAGCCGTGGTCGGCTTGACGCCCGCGCCCTTGCGGCCGACCTTGCCGCCGTCGTGCACCTCCCTGGAATGCGCCATTTGCATCCCCTTGCTCGGGAAGAAGCGGAGACACTCCGTGCACATGAATTGACCTGACTTGCCATGCAAGGTGGTCATGTGCTGGCGGAAGGCGCCGGGGGAGGTGAGGACGAACAGGCAGTGGGGATCCGGCCCGTGGTCCTTGCACGCGATAACCCGCTCAACCGGGTGCTCGCCGTCGACCAGCTCGGTCCTTCGGCGGTGGGTGAGTACCGCCATATGCGGCCCGACGTACGGGCAGTAGCCGCATTGTTCGTACCGCACAGCGTTTCCGCTTCTCTTGGGGTAAGTAGGGGGTGACGGCGTGGGGGGCGAAGCCTGAACCGGTTCGGCGGCGGGTTCATCAGGGATGGCGGGGATCGCCGGAGCCGACTCGTCGTATACCCACCAGACGGCAAAGCCGTCTCGCAGCATTTTGACGAGGTCGAGTCGCCCCTCGTCCATCAGTGGCTTGACCACCTCGCGGTGGAGTGCGGCGGCCTCCGCGCCCTGCGGGTCGGTTGGCAGGTCGTCCCAGTACTTGCTCGCGAGGCCATAGAGTTGGCCCTCCCACTCCACGCCAGCACGGCCATGGCGGTGGCGCTGACGCCGATGCTGGCCTTGCTGGGTTTTGCGTACTTCGTCGCGAATCGCCTCCAGGAGGTAATCACCGCTGGAGGGGTCTTTGATGATCCTTTCGACGGCGGCTTGGGTATCCGTCGTACTCTCATTTAGAGGCGGCATGGGGGTGTTGTCCTCTGGCGGTTGGATGTCGGATGTGGCGGTGCCGGTTGTTTTTCGCCGCTTCCCTTTCCCCCTCTTGGGGGTGCGGGGGAACTTGACCTCGATGGCCTCCAGGTCGGCTTGGACGTTGGCGGGCCCCCGGTAGCTGGATCCGTTGCCACCAACGGTGGTGGATTTGTTTGTCGCCGGGTTCTCGACGTAGATGTGGCCGTTGGCGGTCTTCGCCAAATAGCAGCCCTGTCTTCGGGCCACGAGCAGCTTGCCCTTGATGTCCTTGTCGACGCCTGCCAGCGGGTCGCTTCTGCCCATACTGCTAGCCTCCCCAGTTCTGAAACAGCTTGCACCGGCAGGTAGGTGCATGTCTCGTGTTTGGCAGGGTGGGTCGGCGTGTCATGCGGCGGCGTCGAGCGGCAAACCATACCCAGCCCTCCGCAAAAGCGACACAACGTCCCGAAGGTAAAGGCGAACCTGAATTGGCGGGTGTTCGTAGTCGGTGGGCAGCGAGACAAGGGGGAGGAACTGGGGAAGCGTCATGATTGCCCACCAGAACGAGGCTCGCGCTGGCCCGTAGCCCTTGCGGGCGATGGCCACGATGCCAATCTCGGCACGCGCCTTTATGCGCTGCCGCTCCACGTCTGCGACCCACGTGGCGACGTCGGAGTCCTTGGCCGCGTGCGCATAAGCCCCGCCCTTGACCTGCCAGCAGATCCGGGGAGTGCCAGCGATGTCCCCGGCGTCGTGAATGCCGCGACCGCGCCGCCACTCGGCATCGGGCCAGCCGGTGGCGGCGAGGTAGCTGGCAACACCCTTTTCGGCGTTGTCGCCGATCCGCTTCGACTTGGAGGTCACGCCACATCCTCCTCGTCGTTCTGTGGGCCGTTGGTGGTGTTGTTCCAGATCTGGGTGACCCGCGCCGACGTGTAACCGGTCAGCTCGCAGATCTGCTTGTTGGACAGCCTCTTGGCCTTGATCAACTCCCGTGCCACGTCCTGGAAGATTAGGTTGGCCGTGTAACGGATCGAGCTTTGCCGCCGGAACTGCCGGAAATGCGTCCTTGCCACCGCCACGGCCGCGTCCTCACCCTGGTACGGGGTCTGCGTCGCGGGCAGCGTCCTGAACCCCTTGCTGATCATGCGCTCGTCGCAGGGGGTAAGCCGCACCGACATGCCATGCTTGGAGTACTTGCGCGGGTCGAGATCATGCAACCACCGCGCGGCCTGGAGCCACCTCTGCCGCTCATTGAACTTCGCGGCGTCGGCGCGGTTGGTGACCTTGACGGCCTCCACCATCCGCTCGATCGGATCCTCGATCGCCATCAGCCGTTTGCGCGTCGCGTCGTGTTCAAGCCTGCCCTGCTCGCGCAGCGAGAGGCCCTTCGACGTTTCGTCGGACAACGTGAGGCCGACGACCTCACTGAGCTTCAGCTTGATCTCCTTGACGGAAAGGGCGCCCAGGTTCTTGATGTCCCGCAGGTCCCGTTCGCTGCGCTCGACCAGATCGCCAACTGAGTCGATGCCCTCCCTCTTGAGGCAGTTGAACGCCCGAACAGAGAGGCCGAGCTCCTCGATCGGCGGCGTCGTATTGCGCGACATGAGGTCATGCTCCTTTCAGAATCACGTTCATGTCCAACGTACCACAAAAGCACGGCCCATACTTAGCCGGGCCGTGCTTGTGGATGTGCAGCTCAGCGAACGATCGCGGTCGCGAAATCGGCGCGGCCCTGCTTGTAGGCCTCGGCCAGCTGGTCGAACGCCGTCTCGAACCCGTAGATACCGGGGAACCCCAGCTTCATGGCGAGGGCGTACCGGTTGAACGGGATGTGCACGATAAGCGTCGGGTCGCCCTCGGCCTCCCGGCGTGCGTCGCTCAAGCCGAGGTGCCACGCTACCAGCGTCATATCGGTAGTGGCGGCGCTGTCCCCGGTCACGATCCCACCCGCTCGGTGAGGACGACCGAGACCTTCGGGTGCTCCAGCTGGATGCCTCGGTGGGCGGCCACCTGTCGGATCAGCTTGGTCCGGCGCACGACCGAACCGAACGTTGCCTCCTCCGTCCGAGCGGCTTCACCGTTGATGATCCGAGTGGCCAGCCGCGTGCCGACGCCGAACCACTTCACGTACTCCGCCTGGAGCAGGTCGGCGGACATGGTCCTGTACGGCTCGACCGTCCTGCGCATTCCGGGTTCCATTGCATTCCTCCTTGTTCGCGACCGGATCGCTCCGTCCGGCCGATTCGTGATCTATCTTACCGTTCGGGTATGTCAGGCCACCGCGTCTTGACGGCCTTGCGAGCCCAATGCCGAGCCGCGACGAGCAACTCTGGCGTGGGGTCGCCCGGCTGGGCCCATGGGCCCAGTGAGAGGCTCTCGGCGTGCGGGCCCTCGTCGCATGGGCGGCCCCACGCCCACAGTTCGTACCGGATGAACAGCTCCAGATCGGCGAGCGGCGGGACGCTCACCGGCTGCTCGTTCTCAAACCAGAACTTGACCATGAGCAGGCGCAGCTGGCGGTAGCCGAGCCGGTGCTCGATCAGCATCCGGCGGTACGGCTCGCCGTCGTCCGGCTTGCGGATGCCGCTCATCCCAGCAGCCTCCGCGAGCCATGCGGGTCGAGGCGATCCGCGATCTGGCGCAGCCGTCCGGACGAGAGACCGACCTCCGTCGCCGAGAGCACCTTGTCCTCGATCAGCCCGGCGAGGCTGTCGATGTACGCGGCCAGTTCCCAGCGCGCCGTCTCGTCGGTGGTGAGCTCGGTCAGCATCGCGGTGTACCCCGTGCCGATCGGCCGCGACTGGGCGTTCTTGAGCGCCTCGACGGCACGCAGGTCGGCGTACGCCTCGGCGGGCTGGCCGTTGTGCACCATGCAGTTGTTCGCCAACAGGTAGTCTCGCAGCCGCCCCGGGATGTTCGGGCACTTCATGATCAGGCCAGCCCGTCGATGGTCACGTACGCCTCTTCACCGTTGACCGCGAGTTTGTAGTGCATCCAGGCCTCGCCGTCCGTACCCTCGAACTCGACCTCCACCTTGTACGAGGCGTCCCAGGTCCGGACCTCGTTCGAGACCCCAAGATCGGCGTAGTGGGCCCGCTCCCATGCCTTGGCGTAGTCGACCAGCGTGCCAACATTCAATTCGCCATCGACCAGGTAGACATACGTGGTCAACTCTTCCATGATCAGTCCTCCTTGGTTGTTTGGGCCACGGCATCGAGCCGCTCCCGATGTGGGTGCTTTAGGGAGATCACCCGACGGGCGGTGAGGCGACGGCAGCTGAAGTGGGGTTGGGCATTGCACTTCGGGCACCGGATCCTGCGCGCCGCCGCCTCACGCTCCGCCTGCGTCACGGGGTCACCCGA